TAGGATCGCCTAAATCTTCTGCTGCAACCATTACTGCTTCAAATAATTTCTTTTTAAGGTTTAATACTTTAACCTTACCATCGTCTGGGTCAATACATTGTACTGCGTATGCCCAAGAACATTTCATATCTGGGTGGTAGTGTCTTACCCAATCTTTTTCAATGTTCGTAAATTTCTCTTGGTCTCTATCAAACCCTAAGCATTCCATAGGAACACGCTTACCGTCTGCTGTTGTTACCCAATATACATATCTAGGAAGTACGTCTCCTACCATGCGAACAACATTGTTACCTTCTTTATAAGTGTATGCATCTACTGCTGATTTCTTTGCTTTACCTGTTACATTGCCAAACTTAATTGCCATAATCTTTTTCCTCGTAATAAAATTTAATATTATCTTGCTCATCAAGTTCTAATAAAGGATTGTCCTCTATATCTTGGTGAGTTATCTCTGTGTATCTATGTGGTAAGGTTTTGACACCCTGCCACTTGTAATCTAAGTAATTTCTATAACTTGCTAATTCCATATAGGCAACCATCTGTTCTAGAGTTACTTGAAGTTTATTCTTAAATAGTTCTTTAGGATTTAGCAAAAAACTATCTCCAACTATATCTTGTCTGTAAAAGTGACTTATACTTTTCTTATTTTTAGGCATCTTAATACCATAAGTGTAGATAACCATCAATCTTATTGTATTTTTCGTCTTGCCCTTACTTAATTTAAGCACCTTTTCCCAGTCGTAAAATATCATGTTTAAATCTCTATTTTCGAATTTATATTATACCAAGATTTAACATCATTGTCAAGAGTTATTTTTAACTAGCTATAACTTTGATGTCATATCCCTGCTTAATATATACGGCCGATCTAGCTTTGGCCTGTCTTGCCGCAGTATTACCTTTTAGTTGTATATCTAACACTACGGGCTGTATTTTTCCTTCCATTTTTCTAATAACTCTACCTATTAATTGGATTAATAAAGGTTCATTATTGATTGGAGTACCCAGAATGAGGCAACTAAGCTCATTAACTGATATACCCTCACTAAAGATGCTTTGCGATCCATAGAGGATATCCGCTGTTCCATCTTTAATCTTTTGTAGTAGTGGGTCTCTTTGCTCATGCGGTAGCTCTCCTGTAATACATATTGCATTATTTCCGGTTAGGTCGGCGCACCTGTTTAAAAATTGGACTCTGTCACTTACGACCAAAACCTTATGGCCTTTGGCTGCATAGACAGACGCAAGTTGTGCTATCATCCTCTGGTAGTTCTCATCGTAGGCAACAGTATTAACTCTCTTAGCCCAGGGCAGTTTTGCGCTGTCTGGGAACCTTGTCTCAGATTTTACTAAAACAACTCTAGGAGCTATATAGTTTTCCTTAGGAGGTTGATGCACATCAAATCCAAAGTAATCATTAAATATAATATGTTTACCATCCTTTCTTTTAAGTGTACCACTTAATCCAATTTTATATCTTGCGTTGCTCTTGTCAATTATATTAGAAAATGTAGGTGCGCTTACGTGGTGCATTTCGTCCAAAATAAGAGTTCCAAATATATTTTGAATTTCTTTCATTTTCTTGCCAAGAGTCTGTACATTAGACACAACAATAATCGGGTCAGTATCAAACTTTCCACTTCCGATGACACCGGGTTTAATGCCTAAACACTTTTCTATCTCATCTTCCCACTGCTTTCTTAACGCTAATGTATGTACTACAACTAAAGTCTTCTGCCCTAACTTGGCGGCAATAGCTATCGCTGTAAAAGTCTTACCCCAACTTACAAAAGCGTTAACAATTGCGTTATCTTCAATTGAATTGTAAACTTGGGCTTGGCTATCCCGAAGGTCGAATTTGAAATTGGGAAAATCGACAGGCACTGAAGTCCTTTTATCAATTATCTCTGTACCTTCAGGGATTAAATCCATCCGTCCCATAGGAACCGATATTAGTTTATTGCTAATCCTTCCCATATTCTTAATAATAGTAGGCGGTTCCATAGGATTATATGATGGAATAGAATACGTTAGCTCTTTGTCTAACAACTTCTGTCGTTTAGCGTCAGCTGCCATATAAATTCTATTTGATAAAACTGCTTTCATATTTTCCTTTTAGTGTCTTTTAACTTTTCAGTAGTTACCTCATATAGCAAATAACCTCTATCTATTTTTAGTATCCCTGCATACTCTGCATTTAAGTTAAGTTTTCCCGCTACTTCAAAGAAAGAGGGAATATCTTTAACTCTAAAAATAGTAGTGGTGTCAGTATATTTTCTAGAAATTATTTTTCTATAAACTAAAGGGTGGAACACACTTTTCTTATAATGATATATCTTACCTTCAAAGTCTATAAAGTGCAGCATCTTAGAAGCTAATAAGTCTTTGAAGTTCCATATTGCTCTTCTTAATGGATAAACTTTATAGTCTTTTAACTTCTTAATCGCTAGCCTACGCATAGGAAAGGACATAGACTTATCTTTTAAGTCTATACGCCTTATACCGTACCTATCTGTTATTAAACCTTCTCCAATGTGCTCATGTGGGCGAATAACCCACACTGGCCAATGTATATTAGAGAAACTCTGGGTACTGTTTGTCAAATTTTCCGAAGGCATAGTCGTCTCCAATATCTAAGTCTACTCCAATCGGCTGCCCTGGAATAGAACACCCTCTATCTTTCTGAGTAAACTCAGCCATAGCCTTAGATACAGACTCAACATCATCTTCAGCCACTTCTAGTACTAAAGAGTCGTGAACAAGGGCCACAATTGTAGCATCTTTATTATTATCCTTAATCCATTGATTTAAATCTATACCAGCCAAGAGATTAATGTCGGAAGCAACAGACTGAATAAGGAAATTGATACCGCTACGAACTTCGTGAGATGCAATACCTTTATCAGAACTAAATACGTTAGGTAGGCGACGCTTACGTCCAAGAATACTGTAAATATATCCATTTGATTCAATATCCTCCTTTGACATTTGTAACCAATCTTTTAACTTACTAAAAGTCCTAAAGTACTTGGCAATGGTATCCTTCGCTTGTTGAATAGTGAAGGGTTTTCCACTATCTTTAGTTACAGTTTCAGATACCTTAGCTGGGCCAGACCCATACATAATACCAAAAGTAATAGCTTTAGCAGCTTGTCTTTGAGTAGATGCTTTTTCTTTAATCTCAGAAACTTCATATGGCAAATTAAATACCATCTTAGCTACTGTAGAGTGAAGGTCTCCGCCACTCTTAAATACATTCTGTAAGTTTTTATCATCTGCTAAAACTGCTGCAACATACACCTCTGCTGTTGCTAAATCCTGTTGTAAAATCTTATAACCAGGCCTTGCTTTAATACAGCCTTTTACTGCTGCGTTATCACGAGGTAGCTGTTGCATATTAATCTTACCAGAACTTGATAAACGCCCCGAAGTTGTAGACGTTAGGTTAAACCCTGTTCTAATTCTCTGGTCTTTATCTAACGCAGGGATAATCTTATCTAAGTAGGTATTCTTAATTTTAGACTTCTGTCTAATATCTAAAATAACTCCGGGAATAGGATGCTCTTCTGCAAGTTTCTTTAATACCTCAGCATCAGTACTAGCAGCTCCAGTACCAGTAAGCTTCCCAGTAGGAGTAAGGTTGAGATAATCAAACAAAAGAACACGTAATTGAGCTGTGCTATTAGGGTTAAATACTTTTCCTTGCTCTTTTTCGAATTTATGTACTTCTTCATATCCATACAATTCCTCTTTAGCTGTTTGAATTTCTTGCTCCATAAGGTTTTGAACTTTCTCAAGTCTACCTATATCGAAAGGAACTCCATTCTCTTCAACGTCTTTAAGGAATAGCATACCGGGAACCATAAGTTCTTTATACACTTTCTTTAACTGAACATTTTGTACTATCTTTTTACCAAACATTTGGTATAAGTCATATGTTACTGCAGTATCAATCGCAGCATATTCATACATAATATCAAAAGGGATTAAGTCGTAACTAAAATCTCCTTTTAGTATTTTATGCTCTTTACAGTAGGTGGTTTTGAAGTCATCTAACGCCCTATCGTAGTCTCCATAGTCTGTGTACTTCATTGCTAATTGTTTCAAACCGTGAGAACCCTGCGTTTCATCCAATACATAGTGCATAAGCATAGTATCAGACACGTTAGGGAACTTGAAGCCAAAGTGATACTCCAACATCTTCAAGTCGAACTTAGCATTATGAAATACTATTAGTCTAGTCGAGAAAAGAGTTTGGAGGAGTTCTTCTGTATCTGGTCCAATACATTCAGTGGAGATGTAAACACCTTGTTTACTTTTATGTGACAAGCTAATACCCAGTACGTAACCGTCTCTCGGGTATAAAGCCGTTGTTTCCGTATCGCACGCAACAAATTTAACCGCATCGTTCTCAAGTACTGATGTAAGATACTCATTTGCTCTTTCTTCATCTACAATCCCCTCAAAATCTCCTGTGACTGTAGGAGGTTTCTCCCCAGACACGTAATTATGTAATTTTTCACACGCTCTATCGAAGAGCGGTTTAGCGTCAGGTTTAAAACTTAACATAGCAGGATTAATCATAGGAATAAACTTATCGTCTACTAGATGCCCTGCGAACTCTGTGACTGATCCAATCCCTCCGATGAATTTAGCAGCTTCAGACCCAATAAGTACAACATATTCATAAGAGTCTGCGTCAAATTCTAAATCCACATCTTTTTTGAGTAGTTTCTTAACCTTTTTAGATGATAAATGATAATTATCAAATTCAAAATTAAAATATCTACTATAGTTTGCTGCACTTGGTGCTTTATCTACAATCGCTATATTAGCCATATAAGTTTTCCTTTATGTTTTTAATGTCCGTAGCGGACAGGTCTCCAGGGTCTAAGCCATCTGGTAATTGTAATTTAGTATCCTCATTAACAATGAAAACATCTTTTAGCAGTCTTTGCACATTAGCTTCAGCTTTGCGCCCTGCTTCATCTGCATCAAACATAGTATAAATTGTATGAACTCCTTGTAGTTTCAGTCCCTCGAGCAAGTCTAACTGGAGGTTATTCGCTCCAAGTACTGCAACTGCGTTAGTAAGTCCTTTATCAATTAAATTTAGTGCATCAAATATACCCTCTACTAGAATAATACTTCCGTCTAATGGGGATACTACAGCAGGGAACAAAGGTAGTTCTGCCCCTGCAGGTTTAATCATATATTTAGGGTGAGCGTTACTTTGTATGTAACGACCAATAAATGCTCTAATCTTACCTGTAATATCGGGTAGGGGAAATACTATTCTACCCTCAAACTCTTTATCATGTGTAAATGCTCCAAACTTAGCTAAAGTTCTTTTATCTATATCTCTGAAGTGTCTAGAGTAAGGGACAGCACCATTCGGAATACTCAATCCCGTAGATGCTGCTCTAATACCTGCTATCTTATCCTGTAGTCTTTTAACCCTAACATCCTGCCAGTTTCTATCAACATTAAAGAACTTAAATACATTGCCTTTAAATCCACAACTAAAACAGTGGAATGCGCCCTCTAGCTGGTCAATATGCATAGAGGGATTATTATCTTCATGCTCTGGGTTAAGGCAACTTACTACATAATCCTGCCCTTTTACAGTAAAAGGGATATTATGTTTATCTAAAATCTCACTTACTACCATGGCAATTCTCCATCCTCTCGTTTAGGTTGTTTCTTCTTTTTACCAATGTTTTTGACTTTAATACCCTCTTCTCCTTCTTCTTCGTTTGAGGAGCCGGAAGGCTTTTGTTTAGTAGTAGGTCCTAACTTTAAAGTTTCCCAATTCATCGTACTAGTAAACTCTAAGGCTGGCCCACTTCTAACCTTAGTCGAAGTGAAAGTCATCGCGCCATCATCTTTAGAGTGGGCGTCAATTAAGAATGCAGAGTCCGGACTATCAAGTAGTCCTTTAGCAAATCTAGTGCCGCCCCCTTCATCAATTTGATAAGGGCTTACCATTGCTATATCATACTTTCTAGCAAACTCTTTCAGTTTCTTACTAGCGAAGATTTGACTCTGCCAATCA